ATTTCCCGATTTTTTCGATTTTTTCCATATCCCCCCATAAATTAACGAAATTTTCACTCAAATGAGCTGGATTTCGTGGAAAAACGGGGTTTTCGAGCTTAAAAAGGGCTTTAAAACGCATTTATTCATACTTTTGACGATCAAAGCCATGCCTATATGGGTCAAAAAAGGTATAAAAACTACTAAAATTGATAGTATTATTGTTAAAAAGAGTATTCTTTAAAGCAAAAGAGTTTAAAGGCCTTTAGCCAAATATGACCCTATATGGGTATAGGTATGGGGTTAAGCATAAAAAGAAGGTATAGTAGTATTAATAGTACATGTATGAGTACTATAGTATGATGCTATGCATGTATGTTAAGTACTATGTATAGTATGTATACTACCATGTGCATGGTAAAGTACCCAAACACGACCCTATATGGTGGTATACAGCCATGTATAGGGGTAACAGATAGCTATACGGTAACTAAAAGGGTATGCTAAAAGGGTTAGAGAGCATACCAAACACCATCAAACACTACAAAACACCCAAATATGACCCTATATAGGGGTATACAGCTATGTGTGGGGGTACCTACGGGGTACTACAGGGGTATACAGCTATACAGAGGGCTGTATAGAGGCCTATATAGAGCAATAGTGAGATCTAAGAGGCAAATATGACCCTATATAGGGGTATATGTTGGGGTGTACAGGGGGGGGGTCACATACACCTAAGAATAGGCATAATACACGCAAAACACCCAAATATGACCCTATTAGGGGGTATACAGCCCATATAAACGCCAAACAGGGTGTAACCGCACAGCCACACCATGCACACAGTTAATGAAAAACGAGTGGTAACACCAAACTACACAAATATGACCCAAATACTGTATTTAGGGTCATATTCACCATATTGCGTATTCATGCTATATTAAGGCGTATACCGCTAATTAGCGCATACACTACGAATTCACACAAGTTCGCTATCTGTGCATACGGTACGAGAGTAACTGTGTGTGGACTACAAACGCAGCGAAACGCGTTTTACACAAATATGACCCTATACCATAGGATAGACAACCTAAGAGTCAAGAAGCACTATCGTTGTCATACACTGTACAGAATGCTATACGCAGTCAATGGTGCTCAAGAGCTATAGGTACTGAAAGCCATAAGTACGCGTACTAGTAGCGTTTCAAGCTACTACTAGCAATTCGATAGCATGTCACCATTCTGTATGATTGCAGTCTTAAGAGCTCGATGACTCATTACCCACAAATATGACCCTATGACTGGCTAGCCTTGTGAGCTAATGTAACGCTCGCTATGGCTTATTAGATAGACACACGACTAATTAGTCGTATGACAGCACAAGTAGTCCTTAAACACGCTCTCAGTGGCTTAGAGACCTATTGTGTAGGGCATCGCAGTAGTGGCTAGCTACCACCAGAGGTGTAATAGAGCTACTAGCATGTAATAGAGGGGGGGAGTGAGAAGTCTGTAAGCGCTCAATCACGAGTACTAAAGAGTCTCACCCAAATATGACCCTATATGGGGGGGTGTAGGACACCATGCAATAGTGTTGCTAGCCTCTAAAAGAGTGGTATCAGTTCAATAGTGAGAACCCACGAAGTAGTAAGCACTTAGTAAAGGGCTCTGTATAGGCCTGTATTAGGGTACTTGGTATAGGACTTGTGAGAGTTCTGTAAGAATCGAGCACAAATATGACCCTCTATAGAGGTTCTATAGAGCTTGATTGACATATGAAGGCCTTCAGGGTCTTTTAATAGTCCTATAGAAGGCCTCTATAGAGGGGTAGTATAGTAGTGCAATAGGCGTTAGTGAGATCTAAAGTGTCTAAATATGACCCTATTCCTCTACCAATAGCTTAATGTAGTTACCAGTAAGGTTCTGCTCTAGAATCTCGTCAATGGCGTCGTTAATGGCACGCCAGTAGATAGCTGGACTAAGCTCGTCAGTAACATTGGCTATTCGACTCAAATATGCACTTGTCATGTAGCCTAAATGAGTCGTTCCATCCTCTTCCATGTGCCATCCATGAGTAATGTCCCACGCATACCACTCGTCAAAGTGCGTACGAGGGTCATACGGGTTGTCTCGAGTACTTAGCATGTACATTGGTTCGTCCATGAATATGACCCTCCTAACTACGTAGTATAGAGTTGACAGTAGTAGTACTGATACCGAGAGTGTCAGCAATCTCAGCCTGAGTCTTACCAGCTGCACGCATGGTCTTGGCTCTAGATATGACATTTTGACTAATCTTCTTTTCGTTCTTAGGCAATGCAAGGGCCTTGACACGATCAGAATCAGCTGCTGCTAATATAGCCTCAAGACGGGTCTTGTGTATAGCGCCTGCCTGAATGGCTTCCCATTCTTTGTCTGTAATGTCGAAGTCACTCTTTTTAGCACCGGTACGCTCACGAGCCTCTTTAAGAGCCTGATTTCGAACTTTCTTCAACCTATCAGGGTCGTCAGCAAGATCCGGATTAGCTCTCTTTTTGGCCTTAACAACGGTATCAGTAATGAGCTGAGCTTGACGCTCCAGAGGCTTGTTCTTTTGAGCATTCTTATACTTAGCATCAAGAGAAGCAACCTCTTTAGCATAGGCTACACGAGCTGAAGCAGAATATGGCACTGATTCAGTAGCAAGAGCCTCTTTACGAGCACTATTAGCTAGACTCTTGAGCTTATTAGCATGGTCAGCATAGATTCCTTCCATGATAGTGCCAGAAGATAGGCTATGAGCGTCTTTAGCATCAGCCATGTTAGTGGTTTTGCTTTGGGCCTTCTTAATATGACCCGTGTTCTCCCATAAGCCAGTCTCAGGGTTCTTCTTACGCTCTTCATACTCACGCTCGGTGTAAATATAGCGCCGTTCTCCAGTACGCTTATCAGGGGCGATCTCTTTACGCTCACCAACACGCTTCTCACCCTTTGCTCGTGAGATTAGAGTTGATGCTCCAGCATTAGGACCACCTTGATACTTGCGCTTGAGTTCGGATATACCATTCTCTCTTGCAGACCGCTTCCAGTCCAAGTTGTGCTTCTCAGCATCGATGACGACCATTGAGTGCTTAACCGCTCGTGTGAGTTCGCTATCGCTAGCACCCTTAAGTGTCATGTCAGTAATCAGATTCGAGACTTTACCCATCTCCATCTGTTTGTTGAAGCCATTCTTCTTAGAAGTTTCTGGCATTCCAGGATATGCACGGTATTGGTCTTTAGGTTCAAAGTCCTTAAGTCCAGCCAATGGCTTTTGTGCCTTCAGATTAGTACCACGAGTTGGTATTACAAGAACTGTATCACCATCGAAGTCTGCTCCTGACAATATAGCAGCCGTCTTAGCATTGATACCAACTGCATCTGGTGAGTTCTTACCAACAACCTTCTCAGCAGCCTTGGAATGATTGTTAACAGTAAGAAGAGGAATCTCAAACCTACCAGCATGAGGATGACGAACAAGAGCAACCTGCTCACCATTACGGTAATTGGGTGCAAATATCTCATTCTCTTTCAAACCAGGTACTGGTAATATAACATGACTGGATTGGCGTGGCAATGCGGCTGCCTTTAGATGAACAGCAGCAGAATCGCATTCGTCAGCAAATTCATTTAGAAGCTTCTTCTTAACTGTAGGATTAGTAAGAGACATGATGTCATCATATTCTGCTTGCCTAGCATCAGAAGCAATCTTAAGCTGCTGTTTGGCCATAGCAGGTGTCTGCTTAGACAAGAACTGACTAGAAAGAGTAGGAGCCCAAGTCTCCCAATCACCCTCTTCGTTTACAATATTTATAGCAGACAGTTTCTTCTTGCCATTCTTGTCTGTATAATATCTTTGTGCCATGTTAAGGTCTTTCTCGCCCTTAATAGTAGCACCGAATGGGTTGTCCCAGTCAATCTCACCTGTTTCTTTGTTCTTCTTAAGCTCTTTCAGAACACTATTGTCCTTAGAACCAAAGACAGGAACTTCGCGTCCTTTGTTCGTATTAAATATAACATCCACTCCCTTAGGCATGTCATCTGAATAGACAGCCATGCCCTTAAGGTAATGCGAGTCACCAACATTTATACGAACCTGAGCATAGTTAGCACTGCCCAAGGATATGTCCTCAACACCTCGCCTAAGCTCGATAACACCATCCTTGTCAATACCTCTACCACCATCAGGACCAACGTCATCCTTGTAACGTATCATCATGCGCTGAGGATCGATGGCAACGGGCCTTTCAAGACCAAGATTGGACCTACCAGTAGGACTATCGTCATCATATGGAGGATTGACTATACGAATATCGCCCTTATTGTTAGTAACCTCAGCCCAAGTCGTTCCAGGAGGTGCTAACACACGAACAGTAGTGTCCTTACCAGTACCAGCCTGAGTAACTTTGATGTTGTGAACTTCGTATCCTTCGGTTTGCAACTGAGATACGGCATTGTTTAGAACGTATTGAGTGGTGCCAAGGTATTGCTCAGTACCAGTGCCGACATCAATATAACCCCCTTTATCGGCCAACTCATTCTTAAGCAATTCTGCTAAGTCTCCAGTTCTATTAGCTCGCTCCTGAATATCTTCCTTAAGCAAGTTACGAACCTGAGACTCGTTGATGCCCATACGACGAGCTGCCGCAGACTGAGAATATCCTTTTGCAATCAAGCGTTTAGCTTCTGCAACATCTTCAGCACGATTCTCAGCACGAGCACGAGACAATGCAGCTAGCATTTCATTCTTACTCATGCCCATACCACGAGCAATCTCAGTATCCGTCATGCCCTGATGTCGCAAGTCAAGAATATGCGCCCTGAAGTTAGCATTACGTTGATAGGGATTGTCTCCAGAACCCCATGGGTATCGACCAGAATGCCTAGGCGTTCCGTAATGCATCAAATATGACGTATACTCTTCATCAGTTACATCCACGATTTCTCCTCCTCTGCTTTAAGCTCATTCAGTATGAGATCGAAGTCTCTAATACGCTGCATTATCTTAAGAATGTCAGTAGTTTCCGGTACATCTATCTCAACGTCATCCATCTGATAGATTCTCAACTCCATCTCTACCTGATGAGGATCCACAACATACTCAAGACAAAACAGTGCAGCATAAATATACAACTGTTTCATACTAGCAGGAGTAGTACCTGTTTTAAGATCATGGATTCTTAACTTTTTAGTTCGCTCTTGATAGCCAATAGCATCAGCAGTTCCAAAACAGTTGTCAGAATAATATAGCAGCTGTTCCGAATGCATTCGATACCCAATCGCATCATTAACGAACATGTTGAGCGTTTTCTTGTTTTTGGGCATAGCTTGACCTAGCCTGATAGCCATGCTTGCAAACTCATGGAGCTGCGTTCCTCGTTGACGAGCTTGTGCGCTGAAATATGACTCTTTTAACTTATCGACATCATAGTTAAGCCACGAATACTTACTTGCTCCAAGGAATGCGTGCTTACCTTCTAGATTGTAATGCTTGTTGAAGTTCATCTAAAACCTCTTCTTTGTTCTCAGGAGATATGAAACTTGCGTACGACATTTCACTAAATTTATTAATGTAATAGTCCTGATTAGGTCGATGACTGGCATTAGAATATCTTTTGCACTCCAACATTGCCCATCGGTCGTTATAGAGTATTAACAAGTCTGGGATACCTTGATAGTAAGAGGAATCGTTCTTCAAAACCATACAACCTGGAAATATCTTTTTCAACTCTTTAATGAGAGCAGACTGAAACTGGCTTTCTCTCTTCATTACCGCCCTCTCAAATGCGAAAAAATTAATAGGCGTTTTTTCTAAAACGCACAAATATAGAAGGAGCAGATCTTATTCTCTGTCTCCTCCTATATAAGTGCGGGTTTTTTCTGCGCGGACATTATGTCCGCACGAAGGCTAACTCATTAAAACTCTTTTTGTTTTTAAGAGCAGACAATATAGCATTGTCAATAGAAGAGCCAGATACAAACCTGTAATAGTACAAGTCAGTATACGGAGTATTGATACGGTCGATACGTCCGCTTGCCTGTTCCATAATCTTATACGAATAGTTTAACGAATAGAATATAACAGTGTCTGTCTCTATGCAATTCCATCCTTCTGCTCCAGCAGTATACTGAACAAGATAGATCCATTTGTCGGTTTTAGGAATCAGTTCATGCTTGTGTCCGTTCCATTCAGCAAGCGTAAAGTCTTTTGCTGACAAATATCTTTTTGTTATGGTCCGAAGCTGTTCCAGTTCCAAGTCAAGGTTGTAAAACACTATTGCTTTACTATGAAACTCTAGTAGGTTGGCAAGTGCTTGCAAACGACTTGTATCACTGTTTACTATTCTTCGTAAAATATAGCAGAGTTGACCAGCATCCTGAATTGGTTCTTCATCATACGGATTCCAACGATCTTTAAACGCAGTATCATAAATATCTTTTTGATACCCAACAGGGACATTAGTAAAGTGTCGAATGGTATGGCGTTTATCGGACATCTGTACTAGTATCTGTTTTCTAAACTTTTCCAACTTTGGAGTGTTCATGTATTTGATGATTTTCGGGTATTTAGCAAACCTATCAAATATAGCATGCTCACGAATGAATGCTGTACGATTTCGATAGAATCCATTTGCAACGAACACTGGAATATAGTCAGACCATGTATCGCCAGGTGTAGCACTAAGAAGAATCCAATCATTGGCTTTAGCAATCTTAAGAAACGCCTGTACCCATGCTCCACTTCCAACAACACGTTGCTCATCAAATATGAAGAACGCTCCTTTTACATCTGAATACTTTGCAATGTTGTTCCATGAATCTACTTTTACAAATATCTTTCCAACACTACAATTGGCATCGGTAGACAATCCAAACTTTCTAAACTCGTCATCCCATTCTAATGTATCTCTTTTTCGAGCAGTTGTAATGATGTACAGATCTTTAGGATGCCTTGGAGTTACCAATACAGTATGGTCACCACCGCATACTTTATCGAAAAAATATGCCAGCGCAGTAATAGACTTCCCAGAACCGACCCCACCAACTAAGATGGAGCCGGTCCTAAGTTTGTCTAAAGCTGCTTCTTGTTCAGAATATAGCTCTATCATTACTCAGCAATAGAGCCATCAGACTCTGCATCAGGAATACTGTAGTACTTGCTAACGAACGGGTCCTCTACAACAGTAGCGTAGATTGCTTGCAAATATGCATTTACACCAGTAGCGCCACCAGGATGACGCCAGCGGTTAGGACGTATAACAAGGTCGACATTCTCGAACTCATAGTCGTCCAAGATTCCAATAGTCTGCTCAGTAAGATTACGCTTTACATGAGAATTGATTAGCATAGCGATTGGAGCACGATACTTGTATCCGATGTTAACCTTAATATAATTGACCGAATCATACCCCTCACGAGGCTTAGTAGTCTTAACATTCATACCGTAAGCAAGAGCCTGCTCAAGGGCATCGCCCTCTAATATAACATTGAAGTTTCTCTCACCCTCATTGTTGTACGGGCCAGCAGCACCCTTAAAATTGGTATAGAAGATGAAATGAGCATTGGAGATGTTGATGGTGGGGAAATTGTCGCGAGGCATAATATACTCCTTACTAAACTAAATCTTCAACAAAACGTCGGAAATATCCATTCCAAGTTGACACAATTTGTACTCTTGCTGAAAATGTGGACACTTGCCACAATGCTCGACTATTGTATCGCCACATGGCATTACAAACGGGACGTCCAAGCTATCAGCTACGAACCAATGATAATCGCCGAATTTAGAAATAGCATCGATAGCGTCGTTAACTAAAGTATCGAAATATGACCTATCCACAAACTCTTCTAATTCAGTGTCTCTAACTTCTTCTGCTTCAAGGAAACGGTATCCCTTACAACCAGAAGCATAAGAATATCTTCCGTCAGACTCGATGCGCATCAACAATCCACCACCATGTCCTTGCTGAATTGGGGTGAATGCTCCTGCACGACCAACAAATATCATGTTGTGCTGGCCATCACCGAGTCCTTCATTCTTGTCCAAGTAGAATGCCGATTGTGTTGTCATAGTAACGCACAAATCTTCAAACAGAATGTCTTCATGCGAAAATATCTTTTTGAATACATACGGCTCTTGGAACTGTTTACCAGTAGCTGTCCATTTACCAGGTGCTTGAGGACTCAAAACAGATTGCTTGCCTACAAACACTGCATTGTTGACCAAACAAAGTTTCTCCCATTCTGCCTCAACTTCGAAAATATACCCATACTTCTTTCCAAAGTCATAGACAAACTCTTCAATTTCAGGAGTAGGATTAGCAATCTTTATCGAGTCAGTCTTAATATGCACCACAGTAA